TTAGGTCTGTTATGATTGGTGCTGCTGCGTTCTGCCCTGTCTGTGCCAGTGTTGAGAGTGCAAGTTTTGCATTATTCATCGCAACTGTTGCATTATCAATCGGGTCTAGTGTTCCGTTGTATGTGTCCTCGACAACTGTTCCATACTCCGTCATTGATGATGAAAGCGAATCAAGGTCAACTCTGCCCTCTCTGATTGCTTTTGTCATCTCCGCAGCACCTTTCTTTCCGAACAGTTCTGTTGCAATCTGCATCGCCTCTGTTTCTGATGATGCGTTCTGTATGCTGCCGATGGTCTCCTGCAATGCCTCGTCCATCGACTTTCCCTCTGCTGTTGCGTTCTGTAATGCCTTTTTTAGACCTGCAAGCGCAGTTGTTGAATCAACACCGTTTGCATCGAATTGAGCCATCAAATTGATTGCCTGTGGTAGTGAGAGACCCATTTCCTTGAACGCTGCATTGTTGTCCAGTACATAACTTTCAAGGGTATCGACTGAAATTCCTGTCTCCTGTGCTTTTGCTGTCAACAATCCTAACAAGTTCCCAGTCTGCGACGAATCAATGTTCCACGCTTTCATGATTTTGTCTACTTGGTCAACCGACTGCGTCACCTGTGTTCCGTTTATTGATGCGAACTGAATGAACAGTTGTGATGTGTTCTCCAGTTCTTCTCCTGTCGTATGAAACCTCGTGTTTACTTCTCCGATTGCCTCTCCGACTGTCGCCATATCCTCCGGCATATCCCCGAAAAGATTGTTTGCAGACTGCGTCAATCCCTCCAGTGCCTCTCCTGTTGCTCCTGTCTTTGTGACTATCGTGTCATATCCCTCGTCAAGTTCCTTGAAAGATGCGACCGACGCTGCTCCTATCGCTGCAATTCCTGCCGATACAACAGACATTTTCTTTCCAAAAGTCTCCATTTTCTTTCCTGAGGAATCACATGCGTCTGCAAATTCATTCAACTTGTGATTTTTTAGTTCCTTGTTTACTGCCTCAAGTTCTGATTCCATCTCGACAAGAGATGCTTTTGCAGTGTTTGTCTTTGTTGTCTGATTTGCAAGTGCTGTCTCTGTCTTTCCGATTGCGGTTTCATTCGCTTTGTATTCCTGCTCAAGTTTGTCGAGTTCCTCTTTTAAGGCTTTCGACTGTTCAGAGTTTTCTCCCGTTGCCTTGCTTGATTCCTCATAGGCTTTTTTTGCTGCCTCGACCTTGCTCTTTAGTTCCTCCTGCTTTGTCTTTTGGTCTGCAAGTTTCGTCGAGAGTTTCTCCTGCTGCTCTGTATTCAGTTTTACGATGTTTTTCTGTACTTCGATTTTCGAGGTGAGACTTTCGGCTTTTGCTTTGAGACTGTCCGCTGCTGACCCGAACGCTTTTGCTTGTGCCTGTGCAAGTTTATACTCGCTCGACAACTGTTTCATCTGCGTCGCTGCCGACTTCATTTGCTGCTGATAGTCGCTTGTGCTTGCGGACACTTTCACGCTTGTGTATGCCATTTTTCTCCTCCTCTGTGTTATGTTTGATTTTCGTCTATTGTTTCAAGTTCAAATTTCAAATAGTCTAATAGTTGCATGATGTCCTCTCTCATGCACTGACTGTATGATTCTTTCATCAACCGAATTGCAATTTTCACAACACGATCAACGATTTCTCCGCATATTTTCCACGGATTTTCCTCCTGCTGTTCCTCCTCATATCCATTCTCAAGGTCGTATTCATCAAACGCAGATTCCTCTTTCTCTACCTGTTCTGTTTCGACCAGTGTCATCAATTTCTCTGAAATGATGTCCTGCATGATGAAATGAATCTTTTTCACCGCTGTCACAAACTCAATCGCATCAATCTGACCTATTTCATCAAGAGACATCCTGTTCCCGAATATCTCTTGAATTATTTTTTTGTTGAAAAACATGACATTCATGATTTTCTCTGACCCGTTCTTTTCCATGAGTGCAGCATATTTCTTGTACTGCTCGACTGCAATGTGGTTGACGAAAATCTTTTCATCTCTGCAAGTGATTGTTATTTCCGGAATCACTTGCCATTCTGAAAATTTTTCTCAATCTTCTCCAGTCTCTTTGTGAGTTCCTCTCCGACACCCATGTCAATGAACTGGAACTCTAATATAATTCCTGCTGCGTCGAGACCTGTTTCGGGGTCTTTTAATTCTTCTTCTGTGAACTGATTTCCGTATGCCTTTACCACAAAAAGCACCATCGCCTCGATGTCCTGCTTTGTATATCTTGTGTGAGTGTCGATGACCTCTGTCAATTCGAGATATTCCATGTATGTGTCGATTGACATTTTCTGCATCTCATACTCTTTGTTTCCGATAGTGATTCGTCTTTTCATTGAAAAATCCTCCTGTTATACTCTCTTGAATTATTCCGCTCCTGCTGCATTTTCACCGTCTGCTGCAAGACTTTCATTGTCTGCTGCGTCCGGATATTCCTGCACTGCTGCAAACCAGTTTTTGATTGCTGTTGCTGCATCCGTGTCCTCTGTCACAAGGTTTGATTCATCAACAGATACCTCATATCTGTTGTCGATACTTCTCTCGTAGAATGACCCTTTGATGCTCTTTGTTGTAGGTGACAACTTGTCCTCTTTGGTTGCTGCCTCCTCGCTCAATCCCTCTCCGAACTTTCCGACATATAACCACTTAAATTCATACTTTCCGTTGAGTTTTCTTTCTCTCCATCCGACTGCTACCTCCGGTGCTCTGTCGTCTGATGTCTTTACAAGGAAACCGTGCTTGTACAACTGACCGAACAAAATCACTCTGTCCTGCGGTGCAAGTGCATTGATTTCCAGTTCTACATCTGTTCCCTCGTATGAGGTGATTACTTCCTCTGTTCCGTCGTCTGAATAGATTTTCTCGGATGACCATTTCTCGTCAACCTTTACCTTGATTGCTCTCGCCAACTTGACGGGAGTTCCTGCGACATATTCTGTCGTTTCGTTTTTTTCTACAAGTGCGATGTAAAAATCTTTACAACCACATGTTCTACTTCTCACAATCTGCTTTGTGTCACTCATTCTCTGTGTCCTCCGTTTCATATAATTTTGAGAATCGTTGTGCTTTCATATAGATTCCGTCCTCCGGTTCTGAATCGTCTCCGTTTCTCCCCTCAAAGTCGAATCCATTCTCTTTCATGAGTTTCTTGATTTTCCTTGCCAGTTCCACCTCGTCGCTTTCTGAAAATATTGTGATTTGAACAGACAGTCTCACACCCTCCGCATCATCATCCGAAAAGTTCTCGTCTGTCTCACCCAAATCCCACAAGGTCACATGACGCTCTTTTTTGTTCTTGTCATACCATCCCTGCATCACGACCGTTCCTGTGTCTCTGATTGGTTTCAACGCATCGTATGCGTCTTGTATGATGTCCGGACTGTTCATTTCATCACCCCACTGTCTTGTCTAAAAATGCTTGATATTCCTGTTCTGCGATTTTTTGCAACTCTCCATCTGCCTCCCTGCCTGTTTCGTATATGAACTCACGAGGCGGTTGATAGATTGTTCCCCAGTTGATAAATTTCACATAGAAATGCTCGCTCTTGTCTGATTTCTCCCATCCTACCTCTGCGGATGCAGTCGTCTCTTTGAGTTTCACTTTCCCAACTGGTACATTGTCCGCTGCATGTCCGGAAACACTTGATTTTGTTCCGAACCCTCGACCGCTTTTTGAAATATCTGCGGATTTTGGAACTTTGCCCGACATGATTCTCTTGACCACTGGTTCACTTTTCTCAACAATTCTCTTGTTTGTTTCTTTGATTTCCTCGTCGCTTGTTGCTGCCTCAAACGCTTTCACAAGTTCCTGCAAACCTTGAAATTCCATCTCGATTTTCATGTCATTCTCCTCCTGTGTCAGATTATGACACTACTCTCCAACCCTGCACTTTAACAGGACTTGTCCGTTGTCAGTGAACATAGGTGATGCATCATATATCTTGAACTCCGTTCCCTTGTAGACCGCAAAGAACTCTCTCGTGTCGAGTACGATTTCACTCACCTTTTTACAATTTCTCACCCTGAAAACAATCGTCCTCTCGATTCCATGTTGCAAAGCTGTGTATTTCTCATTTGTTCCCAAACTCTGAACCTTGCACCAACACGAATAGAAATCCTCTGTCGTCACCTGCTTTCTACCGTCTACCACATCGCTGTGTTTTCGTATCACATTGATTCTTGCTGTCTCGCTCATGTCTGACCTCCCTTGTACATTTCCTTGAGTAGCATTGAGGAGACTGCGTTTGCCAGTGTCTTGGTGTCTTTCTGATACTTTTCACGGTTGTCATATAGGTCTTTCACGAAAACAATGGTCAGCAATCTCTGACGGGCAGTCATCATGTACGGGTCGAAATTCGGAATCAGTTCTTGCAATTCCTCGAATGTCGCATCAATAAATAGTTCGACAAGGTTCTCGTCGTCGTCATAGTCAATGTGATTGTAGGTTTTGCAATCCTCAAGGAGTTTCTCATGAAACTCTTTCTTTTCCTCGTCCGTCATTGATTTTCACCTGCTTTCTACTGCAACGGGGCGGTTGACCGCCCCTGCTGCTCATATTATCCCTGCACCATCTCGGTGACTTCACCCTTGACAACTGCATCCTCGTCAACAGACTGTACATCGAAACGGTCACGAACCTTGATTCCTGTCATATCTTTCTCCCACAAACCTGCTGCCTTGTCGTTCATGTCGATTGTTAATACATTTCTGTCAAAGAGTGTGATTGCCTCTTTCAAGTCACCGCAGAAAATAGGGTGCTTGTAACCTTTTACCGTATGACCGTCTACATCGAGAATCGGTGTTGATTTCAACACTTTCTTTGACATCTTCACAATAGGATATTCACCGAAAAGGAGTTTTCCTTTTGTTTTCTGTGTCGGGTCTGTCTGCAAAATATACTTGCCATCTTCATCCTTTAACTTGTCGAGATAGTTGAAACCACTCTGATTTGTGATGATGATGGATGTTGCTGCAATCGCAGGGTCGAGAGTTTCATTGAAAATGTCCTTGAGGCTGTCGAGATTTGACACAACAACCTCTTTTCCGGTTGTCATCTCTCCCAGTACCTTGAGAATCATTGCGTTACGGGTTGCCTTTGTTTTCTTCGCAATCCACTTGTTGATGTATGCCATGATGTTCTGTGCAGTGTCCTCAAGGAGTTCTGCTGTCATCTTGAGGATGCCACCCTTTTTCTTTACCTTGTATTCAATCTGACGGAACTCCGGTTCATCCACCTCCGGAAAATCTGCTGCCTCGTCCACATTGTCGAACGGTGTTGATTCTGCATCTGCCTCAATGTTTCGTGTTCCGGACTTTGTTGCAACTGGTTCAACATTGACATACTGCTCAAGGTTGTCACTGCTGCGACGGAGTTCGATGATTTCCGTTCTGATGTCCTCCGGAATTGTCACACCGATTCCTTTTTCATCTGCGTCCGGCTGAACTGTTGATGTGAGTGCATCCTTGTACACCTTTACATCTTCCTCGTCCGGTTCTGTCTTGAGGAATCCTGCCTTGATGATGTTGACGAAAGCCTTGACAACATTTTTCTTGTCTGCCTTTTCACCGCCGATGACCTTTGCTGCACCTGCTGCAACCTTGTCCTCGATTCCATCATGTTCCTCGTCCTCAAGGTCAAAGAGGAGGTCGAATTTCTCCTGCAACTCACGGAGTTCCTCTTTTGCTGCCTTTGCCTTGTCCAGTTTTCCATCGTTCACGAGGCTCTTGACCTCATTTTTCTTGTCGTTGATTGCTTTAAGCAATTTCTGCATTTCCTTGTTCATTCTTTTTCTCCTTTACTTTTTAGATTCCATACATGTCTAAATCTGCAAGAATCTCCGCTTTTTCTGCCTCGATTCGCTGATTTTCCTTTTGCTCCAACGCTGCAAGAACCGCACCCACAATGTCATCCTTGCTCGTTTCTTTCATTGCCTCCGGAATGTTATTGTATTTCTCAAAGAATCCGGATGCACATGCTGCAACTGCTGCCTTTTCCTCGATTTCAACATTGAAATACTGCTGCATCTTTGCACTGTCGAACCATGTTTCCTTGTCCATGAGTGACTTTATTTTGTCTCTCGTGACACCCTCGTTCACATGTTGCATGTAAACATCAAGAATTGATTCCTCGCACAAATCCAGTTGTTTGATTACTTCCTTGAAATCGTTTGCGTTTCCCCATGCCATACATAGAGGCTTGTGTATCATCGCTTGAGCACCTGTTGCAAAATGCAACTCGTCACATGCGAACATGATGACTGATGCGATTGACGCTGCCATTCCATCGACATATCCGACCTTGTGTCCGTTGTATCGCTTTAACTGGTTATAGATTGCCAGTCCTGCAAACACATCTCCACCTCCGGAATTGAAATATATGTCAATGTTTTCATGCCCGTCTAACTGATTGAGAAAGTCTGCGATGTCCTGCGGACACTTGTCCTCCTCGTACCACATTGATTCCCATGTTGCTGATACAATGTCACCGTAGAAATAAAGTGAACATCTGCTCTGTTCCTCGTTCTCCTCAAAATCTACATATCCAACATTTACGACTTTCCCGTTCTGTTTATTTTTCTTTGTGAAAATGAAACGCTTTGCCATTATTCCTCACCTCCCTCCTCTGATTCCTCGGATTCCTCGTTGTTCGTTTCCTCCGGTTCTGTTGTGTCCGGCTTGTTGTCGTCCGGCTCGTCCTCCTCCGGGTGTTCCGGTTCGACCGTTGCGGTCTCTGTCTGCTTTGTGTATGCTGCACCTGCCATTGTTAGCGGAACTATGTTTCCGTTTGCATACAGTTCATCTCCTCCCTCTGCATCCGGCAGGTCTATTCTTCCTCTCGCCTCGTTCGGTTTCATGATTGTTCCGGAAACACCTGCTTTCAGATATTCCATCTGTGTCTTTGAATCTGTTCTGAACAGTACCTTTTCATTGAATTTGTAAAAATATCCCTCGTCCTGTTCATCCTCTGTCAACATCTTGTAGTTTATTTCTTCCTCATACTGCTTGATGACATATAGTTCTGTGTCAACATAGAAAGACAACTGCTGCAATTCACTGTTTGCGTATGATGATTTTGAATAGTCGTTAATTTGATTCGGTTTTACTCCGAACGCTGCTGCAATCTGCAACGCTGTGTATTTTTTCAGTTCAAAGAACTGTGAATCTGTCAACTTTATGTCGAGAGGTGTCAGTTTCATTCCTAACGGAACAGGCAGAATCTTTCCGACATTCTTTGCACCACTTCCAAACTCCTCGAATGACTTTCGTAGTGCCTCTTTTGCACCCTCGTTCAATTCTCCTGTGTACTCCAGTGTTGCCTTTGCTGTCAGTCCGCTTTCATACATGTTGTTCATGAACTCCTGTGATGCGGACGCTCCGGACACTGTGTCTCTCAAAATCTGCTGAACTGGTACTCCTGTGATTCCGTCAAAACTGAATGATGTCTTGAAGTGCATCACCTCGTCCGTTCCGAAAACATAACGCTTTCCGCTTGTCGGGTCTGTGTAGACATACCACAACCGCCCTACTCCTGCGAATATTCCTGCATCATCAACAACAATCTGCACACAACTTGACTGCATCACCCACAAATCAAGAATCCTCAACTCTCCTCCGTATTTCTTCCGGACGAATTTCTTTCTCATGTACACATATGCGTTTCCGTAGTGGTTTCTGTTTATTTCAACCGTGTTCCAAAACACTGTCGGTGTCATGAACGGATTCGGTCTGCGTGTCAACAGTTTTGATGTTTCTGTCTGTTCTGCTGCCACCGTTCCCTTTTCTGTTTTCTGATAATATTTGATAGGCATTTTCGCCAGTGTCTCCGATAGCATCTTGAGACAAGTGAAATATGTCACCTCTGATGTCGGTTTTCTTTTCTTCCTCAGTCCTAAACTTTCAAGAAATGAAGTTGAATTGATTGACCGTACTCCTCCAGTGTTCGACGGTGTACCCGTCCACCAGTTTTTTATTCTGTTTGCAAATCTTTCAAACGGGTTCATTTCTCCTCCTCACCGCCTTTCTGCATGTGCTTTCGATATAATGCAAGCCATTCATTCACACTTTCATTGATGTCCGGCTTGTATTCCTCTTTCATTGCTGCTTTCCATGCGTCGATAATCGCATCAATCGGGTCGATTCGTTCCGTCGAGATGTCCTTGTCAATCTTGATTTCTCCGTAATTGTTTGAGATAGTCTTTGCGTTTGCGATTGACCATGTCAACAATTCATCCACCGGAACAACTCTCTTGTTTCCCTCTTTTCCTACCTCAACACCCTCAATCTCCACATTTCCGGCAAGAATCTCCAGTCTGAAATCGACTGTCGCATCATTCAACTCTTTTGCTGTCTGCGTGATTGACACTGAATCGAATCCCAGTGCCTCCAAATCTGACAAGAAAGCAGATGCGTTGTGTGGGTCATAACATACAAGTTGTGGTTTCAACTCATACTCCTTGATGATGTTCTCAAGGTACTTGATGATGTACTTGTAATCTGTTTTGATTCCTCCCAGTGTTTTAGTGACCGTGACAAGATTTTTTTCAATCCACACATCATAGGGAACTTTGTCCGTTTTGATGTGTTCGTCCACTCTGCTCGCAGGTATGAATGAGTGTGTGTGAACAAAATACTTTTTCACATCCTCAATCATGTACGGGATGACGATTGCGATTGATGTCAAGTCTCCTCCGGACGAGAGGTCAACACCCACATAGCACTTTGAACCTTTGAAATCTTTGAGCGATTTTACAATCGCACACCGTTTCCATGCTGTTATGTCCTTGATATACAAGAAATTTGACCACTGCATCCACATGTTTAATTGCTTAACTGCGAAATCTCGCAAGTCCTCACCGCCCATGTCACGGGCAGTATTTGCAATCGGAACAAGGTTCTCCAGTGCATCCTCGTCAAATTCGAGGATTGGATTTGCTTTCAACCAGTTCTCTTTCAGATACATGTCATCGTTCTCGTTCATCTGTGCTATGTAGACGAACTGACTGTCGTTTTCAAACACTCCCCTCAAGAGATTGCAGCAATATTCATATAATTTGTAACACGGTGACTTGAGGTCGAATCCTGCTGTCGTTATGACGGAAATCAGTGCCGACTTTAGTTTCTTAATTCCACCCTCAAGCAACTTGTACATCTGATTTGTCTTGTGTGCGTGGTACTCGTCAACGATTCCTAAATATGCGCGGTGTCCGTCGAGTGACTTCGTGTCACCGGATAATGCTTTGATTTCAGAATGTGTCAGCAAACAATCAATCGTGTGATTGTGCTCATGAACTTTGAACCATTCTGACAAATCCTCGTCTGAATTGATGAATTTTACAATTTCATCAAATACAATGTTCGCTTGGTCTTGCTTTGTTGCAGTACAAAATATTTTTCCGTACTTGTAACCATCGAAATTCCCGTAATACGCTGCAAGAATACCGTTGAGAAATGACTTTCCGTTCTGTCTCCCTAGTTGTACATAGGATGTTCTGAACCTCCGATATGAGTGTTCCTTTGTTCTCCACCCATTCAGAGACCCTAAAATGAAACACTGGAACGGATATGCGGTGACATTCTCGTTGTCCTCGCCCTCTGCAATCGTCAATTCTTCTGCGAAATTGATGATTTCCTCTGATTTCTCAACATCGAAATAGTATTTGTATGGTGCTGCTTTCGACTTTTCAAGGTCGTCAAGATGCCTTTGACATGCCAAAATGACAAATTCTCCGACAATAACCGCACCCGAAACGACATCAAGTGCGTATTGTGTGCAACGGTCGGTCGCTCTCTGTGCAGTCGCCATGTTTATGTCGCATATTTTGCGAACTTATTTCCCGGTTTTTCTGCTTGTGGCTTTGGAACTACAAGACGACACCTGCTGCTCACCGTCATCCCGAAATCTCCTGCTCCCTGTCTGCACTGTTTCATGCAGCGGTCTTGTATTATCATGAGACGCTCTCTTTCTCCGTTCACGACCTGTCTTGTACCGACCTGCACACGCTTACTCTCTCCCGTGTCCGGATTTTCCTGCATCTCATAAACCGGAACATCTACCATCAAAGGAGTTCTCTGAATCTCCTCTGTTATCTCGATGAACTGCTCTTGTGCAATCAGCAACCTCGCAAGTGCATCACAATCCACATTCGCAATCAATTTGATTTCAAGGAGTTCTTTCGCCAGTTTTCTGAACTTTTTCTTTTGCTCCGGTGTTAAATATGCAGGTGGTCTCACCTTGTCATTCGGTGCTGTGACCTCTGCGTTTTTCCTTGCCTCAATTTCTGCTTTTGTGAGGTGTTTTTTGCCTTTCATAACCACCAAATCAGTCGGTTGTCTTTGTCCTGCCATAGCAACATCGAACCCCCTTTCTGTCTAGTGTTCACGCTGTTGTGTCACATTCTGACACTCCCTTTCAGATATGCTCATATACTGAAATTCTCGTGGGGAGTTTTCTCAAAGGAAAAGAGGGGGTGCGACTAAGAAACGGTCACATAAAACTTTTTCATATCCCCCTGCCTCTTTGAAATGGTAATCAATCAGCGACCTCAACTGTGTCTGTGTTGCTTTCATGCTTGCATTGCTCTGTTTATATAGTGCTGTGATTGTGTTGTGTGTCCGATGGCTCAAGGGTATCAAGTTCAATGGGTTCAACCTCTGCTCCCAGTCCTCCTCAAGTTCTATGATGTGGTGGATTGGGTCTGAATCTTTCAGTGTTATCAACTGGTGTTCAACATACAGAGCATATATATCCACATACTCATACACGCTCATG